CCTGTTTCTTTATTGTAAGATGCACGACCTTTAGCGTTTAAACCGCCTTTTGGATTCTTACCTGCTTTCTTTTGCCAAGCTGCACTCATTTCTTTTTCGCTGTCTTTGCTGCTTGTTTAAATGCTTTAGCTGTTGGTGCGCCTTTAGTTCCTACCTTACGCATCTTCTCACCTGAACCTGCTTTTATTCTAGCACGTTTAGCAGCAATGTTACTGTACAAACCTGGTTTACTTGCCACGTTTAGAAACCTTCTTCATAGGTTTAGCAGCCATAGCTTTACCTGTTTTCTTTGCGTATTCTTTAGCTTCTTTCTTACCTTTTTCTGTGTAAGCAAACTTTTTAGTTCCGACCATTGGCATAATTATTTACCTTTCTTTTTAGACATACCAGCTTCGCTAAGTGCAATAGCGATAGCTTGTTTAGGAGATTTTACTACTTTACCACCTTTACCTGAATGTAATGAACCTGTTTTAAATTCCTTCATCACTTTGCTGACTTTCGCCATCTTGCCCTTTTTCGTTGTTGGCTTCTTCATAGCTTTTCCTTAACTTAATAAATCGGTGGTCGTATCTACAATCGTTACAAAGAGTATACTCGGTGAAGTCAAATGGTTCACCACATTGTTCGCAAATAGATAGCTTCATATAAAAGAAAAAGCCCAACCACGGAGAGAGTGCAGTCAGGCTTTTATAGAATTACGTTTCTTAAGGCAATAGGATGCCCTTACAGGCGTTATTATAGCATACTTTGCTATATTTGTTCAACAAGTTTATGCGTTTATCCGTCTTCCTGCAATAGTCAAGAGATTATCATAAGCCATATCTAATTGCCATGGATAAGCTAGTGGTGGTTTAGCACCTAAGTATTTAGCATAGATAGCGTCTTGTTGTCCTTGTTCTAGGCTATGTATGATAGCGTGTATAGTACGTATGTTAGACATATCTTGAGCTGAACACATTTCTTCAAATGCCTCTGAAGTTGACTCGCCTCCTGATGACATACCTATGCTTTTAGATGGATAATTTAGCTTGTGATTATCAGTTTTCATCCACCTACCCCAATCCTCAAGGATAGATAATAAGCGTTCCATACTAATCATATTGCTAACATATCCAATTGGTTTTGATAATTCATATTAATATCATCACATTCGTAATATTTATTTTCTCCCTTAGGATATGGATATACTGCTAGCTTTAAATCATTAAACATTTTTTTCTTATCAGACTTATTTCCATGTAGATATATATAACGGTGTGTTGGTTTGAGTGTTTCAATTTTTACAATTTTACCCTTACTATCTAAACCACGTCTAATATCAAATGTACTACCATCTTCAAATGTATATCTTTTTTTGCCTGTGCTTACACCTGTATATATCCAATTGGTCGCTTGGTAAATATATCCATGATGATTTTGATTTGGGTCTGCATAAGAAACAATAGCTAAAGGTTTAGGTAATAATTTTATTGCATTAGCCACAAAAAAACTTAACAAATTCTTTTCATTGTTTGTGTTAATTACTAATCTATTTAACTCTAATGTTTTTACTTTTAATTCATTAAATATACATTTACCATCATTGTAATTATAGTTAGGTGGAAATCCAAATGTGCATACACCAACAATTTTATTGTCGTATATTAATCCATAAGCATAAGACACACTACAGGTTCTTTTAGCATAATGTTTTTTTAATAACCATTCTTTATGCTCTCCGTTTTTTAACAAAACGACACTATAATCAGTTTTGCTAGTCATATTGTGTTAGCGTATATGCTACGCTTTGTCCAAATGTTTCTTGTGTAGTTCTTTGTTGCAAATTATGTTTAGCATCATCTGCGTTATGTATGATAATCCCTTTTATCTGGTCATCTGTAAAGTTTGCTGTGTGTCCAAATATAGTTTGTAGTGGATGTGGTTGTGGCACGTAATAGTGCATGAGTCTATTTTGATTATCTTTGTAAGCATGAATAACATTTGCATCTCTCATCTCTACAAGTATGTTCTTTGTAATAGGATAGTTAGATTGTATATGTTCTGCTATGTCGTTTATTGTTCGTGGTTCTGTAAGATAAGCTAGTATCTTTTCTTTCACGATACATCTTTCACTTTGCAATGCCATTTCCTTTTATCGTCTTGATGCCAACCATGCACATGGATAGTCCAACCTGCTTCACGAACTGCACCTACATTTTCATGGTCAGCTATTTTTTTACATCTAGCACTCATGTTACCTGCTGAAGTTGTTTGGACAGCTAATGTTTCTTTTCCTTTTAGAGCTAGTATATCTATAAAACCAAATAAGTCTTGTCTAGTCTTACTCCAATTATTCCAATGCTCTGTAATCCAACAAGTGTATCCTTCTTCTCGTAGTTTAGCTAATGATAATTGCGTAGGTGATTTACTCGCCATCAAACTGCTCACTACTAGGCTTAGATGTGCCTTCGTATAATCTGTCTAATTCACCTGTTGATTTGTTAAGTTCGTATTCTATTAGATGTGGTGATGTATAGGCATCTTTCTTTTTCTTGCCGAATATCCTGTCAAAGTTTTCATCAAACGTTGGTCTATCTGTAAAAGGTCTAGGAGAGCTGCCCTTGCCCATGATTTATCCTTTCTTGTTGTAGTTTCTCATACTCTTTGTTTAGTTCACAACCTAAATATTGTCTACCATGTTGCAATGCTACTTGTGCAGTTGTTCCACTTCCCATAAATGGGTCAAATACAATTCCAGATTTAGTTTCATTTGTATCACATTTGCATTGTTTTACTAAACCTTCATCTAAATATTTATTATCGCATTTTAAACCACTCTTATAAAATATTTCAGTCATAGCTACATCATATTTATCATCTAATAAAAGCATTTGTTTAAGTTTTAACCAATCTTCTTTATCAGGGTAGCTTCCACCTTTTTCAAACCAATGATGTGGTGCTTGTGTTCCAAATGCAGTTTCTATTTGGTCTATTGTTAATCCAACTAAATTTCTGTTAGATTGTAAATATTCACGAAGCTCATCATGGTTAGGTAAGTTTCTATATTCTATTACTTGGTTTCTAAACTCTTTATCTATAATAGCGTATGGTTTCTTTTCTTTGTTAGTTTCAATAATATTGTTTCTTATTTGTTCTACTTCTTCTAAAGTTAAATTACGTTCAATTTTAGTTTGCCTTTTGTATGGTGTATTACATTCAACACATATTTTTTCAGGACTACCAGCTAATACGCATGGTTCAATCAGAGCTGTAGGATATGTAGCAAAGTGCGCACCTTTGTAAGGTCTAACATTTACTGACCATACATCACGTTTATTTCTCATGCCATCATATATTTTATATTCAGGTGGTCTTGCATTTACACCAAATTGGTTTTGTCTTTCTACGCTACCTTTTGCACCTTTAGTTCCTGCCGGAGTTACACCTTGTTCTTTTATAGCAACATGGTCAAAGTAATACTTATCTGATTTAGACAATAGAAATATATACTCATGTGACTTTGTGCATCTATCAGTTACAGACTCTGGCATTGGGTTAGGTTTATGCCAAATAATATCTTGTCTTAAATACCAGCCAGCTTCTCTTAATGCAAATGCCAACATCCATGGTATGCCAATTAAATCTTTATTTTTTAAACCTTGTGACTTTAGCATTTTTGTATCACGAACCCTAGACTTACCTAATTCCATTGCATGAGCATTTTCTCTGTTAGTTCCTTTAGCTAAAGTTTGACCAATACTTTTACAATCTTTATGACTAGAATAACTATCACCAATATTTACCCATAAAGTTCCATCATCAGCTAATAGTTCTTTTACATGATTAAATACATCAACCATATTTTCTATGTATTCTTTAGGAGTTTGTTCAAGACCTATTTGATTATCTTTTTTTATAGCACCACAATCAGGACATTGTTCTTTTAACTTTAAATACTTTTTGTTTTCAGAACCATTTTCTTTTCTTAATCTTTCTCCTGTAAACCCACCAACTTTTAATGGGTTTATTTCTGCATTTTTATGGTCACAATTTATATCTCCACCTTCCCATGTAGCAGTTCCATAATCTCTTAATCCGTAATAAGGTGGTGATGTAACACAAGTGTTAATTTTGACACCTTCGTCAATCCAACGCTTCATTATCTCTCTACAATCGCCAAATTCTATTTTGTTCATTTTACTTCCAAATGTCCGTTAGTAAATAGCCAACCTATAGTTTTACGGTGAGCTTCTTCCCATGCAGCTATTCTATCATGTTTATCTAAAGTTTTGTCATTATCTATCATGTGATGACATTGGTGGCATAGGAACGCTATACGATAATCGTGTGCCTTTATAGATGTGCCTTTACCATCTCTTAATTGATTAGAGTGTGCAGATACTACAGTTCCGTCTTGTATAGCACACATCATACATGGTGCGCCATCTGCTAGTTTAAGTAGTTTAGGGTTTCTATAGTTCATACTAGTAAAAAATCCATTTTGTCAAATCTATAAACATTAACTTTCCTTTTGCTTGTTTGTTTCCATGTATTTTTATGTGATATACCTTGTCTATCTGCAATATGAACCCAACCCATTGCCTTCCAAAAAACATTACTTTCTAAATCATCTGCACAACCACATTGCCATCTAAAAGTAAATTTTGTTTCCCCATAATTAATAACATAGTCAAGTAATAGTTTACCTCTTAATAATTTTCTTGCATCAGTTTGAATACATATTTGTGCAATACGACCTATTCTCATATTAGCATTAGGTAAACCAAAACTACACAAACAAAAACCAACCAAATCTTTGTTACATTCAATGACAAATAATTTATCGTTACAAACATTACTCCATCTATCACCTGTTTTAATTCCTGTTATTGCTGCTTCATAAGCCATTTTAGGAATGAACCCTAATGAACTACTTTCTTTTTTACTTAAACTAATAACATAAGGCAAATCTTCTAATGTAGCTAACCTTACATTACCTAAATCTTCATCCACTAATAATCCCATCCCCAACCCATAGTCTGACCCCATACTTCTATCTGTTGTTGGTATTCTGTCATCTCACTTGTGGTTAGTTTAGTTGTTGACTTTATAAGTTCTACTGGCATACCTGCAATTTCTGTTTGGTAGCGTAAGAATTTATATCCCATAAGTTCGTGTATCTTATCTTTTTCTATGCCTAAATGGTTACCTATGCTTGTATACAATTCCCATAATCTCTCGTTCTGCTGTAAACTCCTGTTAAGTTTTGCGTCTGTTACTGTAACACGCCAACGTTTAGTGAAGTCAAGAGATTTTAATTTCTCGTACAACATGGGTAGGTTTTGCTGATTTAATGTCCACTTTATCATCTCTCCATCCTTTCGTTTTAAATACTTGTCCGTCTTTAGATACAGCTTTATATTCTATATCTGAACCAAATAGCTTTTTACACTCTTTAATAAAATCATTTATGGTCATGGTTTATCCAATTCTTATCCCACATTTCTTTGTAGTGGTCATCTTTGTAAAAGTCTTCACGCTTCCATCTATCAAACTTTTGCCTAACCTTCAATGGTAATATTTCTTTAGGTTTGTCTTCTCTTTGCACCACATATTCTACTGCATTGTAAAGAGATGTGATAGTTGTGATTGGTATATTATCTAATGTCATTTAGGTGGACTCTCCTGGTAAGTTAATGATTTAGGATTATACCAAAAATTAAAGCTCCCTTCAAACTGGGCGTTCCTTTGTTTTTGCACTATACATTTTGCATCAGGAATTATACGCAAATCTTCTTCAGACGTTTTGCCTTCTTCCCTAAGTCGTTCTTTAGTGCGGTTGCGCCAAATACATAAAATCGCATCTGCGAGGTTACGAATATGGCTCGAGCCCATGATACTTGTTGCATCAGGTATATCTTCTTCTGATTTTAATTTTCTTGTGTGTGCAACTAAAAAAACGGTGATGTTTAAATCACGACATATTGTACATAATTTATCAACAAAAAGTTTTTGGTTTTCTAAAGACTCTTCGCTAATATCACTCATTTTCATTAATGAGTCTATGATATATACGTCTGCACCAAGAACATGCTTTCCGTAAAAAAGTGTAGCAAACATGTCTTGTGATGTAGTAACTCCCAACTGGTCGTAGATAAATAATTTATCTTTAGCCCTATTAACCCATGCAGAAATATACTGAGGTGTTGGTTCTGGTGAACCTAAAGTCTGAATCAACATGCGACTAAGAGTGAGAACTGGTTTCATTTCTAGGCTAGCAATCAAACATTTTGTATCTTGTTTCATTAGTGACAATACAACTTGAGATAACCACATTGACTTGCCATGTCCGCTAGGTCCGGTTGCCAAAATTAATTCCCCTTGACGAACTCTAAACTTTTCTTCTGTCTTTATCCATCCCAATGACTTTCCTGCAAAAATATCTTCTGTAAAGTATTTATGTAAGTCAGACTCAAATACATCACTAGACTTTACCTTAAATTCTGCATGAGCATACTCCTGTTCGTAGTAATCAGTAATGACTGACTGATTGACAGTTAGTTTATCTAATGCCTCTCCTATGTTCACTAAATGCCACCTTCCCAAACTTTACGGAGTTGTGGCACATCACCATCATTCCATCTTTCCTGATTGAGTAGTGTAAGTGGAGCTGGTGAGAAACCATCTTTCCATGATTTAGTATCTTTCATTTTTTTAACATACCCTATCACTTCATCTGCTATAGCGTCAAGGTTTTTATTAGCCCATCTTTCTAAACAAGTTTTCTTGTTGACTTTACGAGTAGAAGGATATATTTCCCAAAATTCACTAAACCTATCAGTCGTTTTAACGACATATATATTCTCTTCTTCTCTTCTCTTATTCTTCTCTATGGTAGCAGAAGAATAGTTTTCCTCTAGCCAACCTCTAGTAAATAGTTCTTTTACTATTTTATCAACAAAGTCAATAGGATAGTGAAGTCTAAAAGCTATCTCAAAATTATCAGGTAACAGACCGTCACTTTCAGAACCAAGACACCATAACTCTACTAAAACAGCTTTTTGTTCAAAAGATAGTTTATGTATTTCTATGTTATTAATGTAGTCAGTTCCATAAAACTTAAACCACGTCATCTTTTTTTGATAACGTGGGTTCTTAGGTTTGTAGAGGTTAAACTTTTCCCAGTTTTTAATTTTGTACATTGTTTAATCCTAAACTCATAGCTAAAACTTGTTCAACAAGTAATATTTCGTTTTCTGATAACTCTAAACCACCATTATTTAAACGACCAGGTGCTTTACTAATAATTGTATTTAATAATACTAATGCGTCTCTTTCAACCATAATACTCTCCTTAAAATAAACATTCTTCATATAATTCTGTGACTGGCACAGACTTTGCTTTAGGTAAAACATGGAGCTTACAATTAGGTCTATTCTCAAGAAACCATTTAGCAGATGCCTTGTTACTAAAGGCTCTCAAAGGTTTTCCATCAAATTCGTCTAATATAATATAGCGTAATATCTCCATAGGTCAAAACCTTAACACGAATTCATATTATTTGTAAACTATTTTTTTGCTAGTTATTTACTAGAAAATACTTGACAGGTATTTTACTATAGCTTAAAGTTCAATTGTCAATTTTTAGGAGAGATGACATGAAAATTTCAACAATGATTATCACAGTAGTATTTTTCTACGCTTATGTAGCATTATGCCTTTACATTATGGGCAAGTTAGCAGGTGCAATATGAATAAATGGTTATGGCTATTTATTTTTGTATTTTGGGGGTATATAATATGGCGAATGGTTTAAAGCGTATCGCTGAAATATTGCCAGAAGTATGGAAAGACTTAGAAGAATTTAATAAACGATTTGATGAAAGGGAGAGAGTAAATGAGTCAGCAACAGTTTTACGACCAGGTAATGATGGAACAACACCAACAAGAACAACAGGAGAGAAAGATGAACTATAACGAACTACGTAAGATTAATGTATCAGACCACATTGAGAAAAAGAATGGTCTATCATACTTATCATGGGCTTGGGCTGTGGATACTCTTCTACAGCAAGACCCAACTGCTACATGGACTTATGGCGAACCTAAACAGTTTGGTGAAACGCTTATGGTATTCTGCACAGTCCATGCGTTTGGCAAGTCTATGACAGCTCAGTTACCTGTGCTTAACTTTAGAAACCAAGCTATCCCTAACCCTGACGCTATGGCAGTTAATACAGCTATGCAACGTTGTTTAGCTAAGGCTATTGCATTACATGGTATTGGTCTTTACATCTATAGCGGTGAGGATATTCCAGAGTCAGAACAACCAGCTCTAAAAGCAGTATCTAGCAAGGACTTCCTATGATAGAGCAACGCACAGAGGAGTGGTTTGAACAACGTCTAGGTAAGGTTACGGCATCCAGAATATCGGATGTCATAGCCAAGACCAAAACAGGCGTATCTACATCACGTCAAAACTATCTTGTCCAATTAGTATCAGAACGTCTTACAGGTAAGAAAGGCGATAGTTTTGTTAATCAGGCTATGTTAGATGGTATTGAAAGAGAAAGTGCTGCTAGAGAGCTTTATATGCAAACTAAAGGGGTATCTGTAACAGAGGTAGGTTTCTTTGACCATCCTGTTATTAAGAATAGTGGTGCTAGTCCTGACGGAGCTGTAAACGCAGCAGAAGAAGGTAAGTATGCAGGTCTTATAGAGATTAAATGTCCTATAGAAACAACCCATACTAATACGCTTATGAGTAAGTCTGTGCCTAGTAAATACATACCACAGATGCAATGGCAATTAGCTTGCACAGGTGCTAAGTGGGTAGACTTTGTTAGCTACAATCCTAATTTTCCTGTAGAATTGCAACTCTTTGTAGCAAGGGTAGATAGGGATAATGACTATATTGCAGAACTAGAAGCAGAAGTAATTAAGTTCCTAGACGAAGTAGAACAAACAATTATTAAACTAAAGGAGTAGTATATGGAAGACCCTAATTTATTAACAAGTAAAAACAGGAGAAATGTTGTAACTATAACAGAAATTCAGGATAGATTTATTGTGCATGATGTTATAGCTGATGTACTTACTATTTGTGAATTTCAATCAGATTTACAAGAAACAATAGACGATATTTTTTTCCCACATAGAATTACAACAAAGGAGTAGTATATGGCGCAACAATATGACAATACAAATACTTTTGTATTATTTAAGAACGACCAGGGGGACAATCCTAAACGACCAAACTATGCCGGCACAGCAAATCTTGATGGCATTGAATTTAGAATGAGTGGTTGGATTAGAGACGGTAAGAACGGTAAATTTATTTCAGGTCAATTGCAGCTAAAAGAAGTTCAGGGTGAAACAAGAAGTAAACCAGCAGTTGAAGGGGATGACGAAAGTGATTTACCCTTCTAGTAAAAAGGGGAGTTTGACCTCCCCTATTTATTTACTTGTTCATTACGTACATAGTAACTTCAAATCCAAAGCGCATTTCAGTTGCTGATGGTGTTGTCCACATGGCGTTTCTCCTTTCTTTTAGATTTATAGTAGAATTATACGCCTGTATGGGATTACTAGACACAAGAAAACCATGAAAGGTCTGTAATGGATATACATAACTTAGAACTAGAAGTTTCGTGCTATGCTACGGCACTTTACCATGAAGTTAATAATAGAACATTAGAGGAGAAATTGGGTGTTTATTACACTATTCATAATCGTGTTAAATCTGGTCGCTGGGGTAAGTCTGTATGCGATGTTATTTATGCTTCTGGTCAGTTTGCTGTACAGGATGAAAAACATGCACCTGTTGACAAAGTTACGTTTCTTAAAACTGAATTATTTGTTCTTGATGTTATGCGTGGAAAATATGCGAATCCAGTGGCAAATGCGCTATACTTTCATGATGACTCAATTATGCCAAAACATTCGTGGTTTGGTCATAAAAAAATTACTCACATAGGAAGGATGGTGTTTTACTAATGCAAGAACATAATACTAAACTATGGTTAGCTAAAGTGCATAAAGATGTCATGGATGAAGCTCATATTAGAAAAAAAATTGTAAAAGAAAATGAAGAGTTAGCTTATGCTTTAGAATGGTTAATAGAAGTATTTACAAATAATGACCCACAATGGCATGATGTTCCATGTATTAAAAATGCTAGAAAAGCGTTATATAAATGAAAGATAAAATATTAGGCTATCTTGTAGAAGAATTTGATAATACAGGTAAACTCGTATGGTCTGCTTTTATGTCATCCAAACCAACATCTTTAGAGATTGAAAAAGACATTAAGAATAAATTGCATAACTGGGTTATTACACCACTTATTGCAGATACAAAAAACATTATCAAAGTAACTAATACAAAAAAATACGATAGTAAAAGATTAACGGAGGCACATGGTGGACTCTAAACCACTTACACAAGAAGAAATTATTAAGATATATAAAGAAGCATTTGGTAAAGGCGACCAATTGGTTACAATAGACAGAATATTTAGATTTGCAAGATTACTAGAACAGACTCATGGAATAAAAGATGTACACTAAATTAGATGACCAACGACAAGCAAAGTTTATCGTTAAATATATGCAAGAACATCCTAGTTGCAGTATTAAAGATATTGTGCAACAATGCGTAACTAATAGAACAAGACTAAAGTATTTAGAAAGTCAAGGATATTTTAGTTTGCCTAAACTAACTCGTATGGATATATTAGATAGACGTTTTAAGAATAGAAACTATGTTTCTGTATCAGTAGGAAGGGAGTATGGGAAATGGATTGGGTATTAAAAGTCATTGATTGGTGTATTTGGGCTTTAGTCATTGGTAGTATATTTGGCTTTATTTATGGTACGTATGAAGTGATTGATTTATTTTTTATAAGGGGATGACATGCAGATAGATGATATATTAAATGAAAGGCAAGAGCAATATGGTGACTTTTTAAATAGGTCTAAAATATCACAAGATTTTAAAACACTTCTTCATAATGGCTCATCTTACCGGTCACTAAAAGCTGACCAAAAAGAAGCATTAGAAATGATTGCTACAAAAATGGGTAGAATTGTTAATGGTAACCCTGACTATCTTGATTCATGGATAGATATTCAAGGATATTGTCAGTTAGTTATTGATAGAGTGCGTCAAGACAAAATTGATGCAGATAACGCTATTGATATGTATATTGTAGAGGGTGTTCCTAAAGAAACAGCAGTTCAATTACAAAGGAGTGAAGATGAATAAGATATATTGGATATTTATTGTAGTCATAGCAGCATTAGCAATATGGGGAACTGAGAAGGCTTTAGCTCAAACTACGACTATACTAGCACCAGATGGTTCTGTGACTGTGTGTCAAGTAGGTAGTAATGGTATTGTGGTCTGCGTCTAATCATCTCTAGGCGTTAGTTCGCCATAGACAGATAGTTCTTCACCACTAATTTCAATGATGCTATCGTCATCTAATGTAAGAGCTATAGTGCTATCGCCATGTAATGCTTCACACGACACAATGACTCTACCTATCATGTGATTGCAGATAATTTCTACTTCTGACCGTTGCATAATTGTCCTAACAAACATTACCATTCCAACGCCCATTCTGTTTTAATACCATAGGCATTAGTTTTGGTTGACCGTTAATAATAATTCCACATCCTACAATGAAACGACTCTTGAAGTTTTTAGCATAATCAAATGCCATAGACTTTTGGTGGATTAAACATCCCACCTGCATACCCCAAATAAGAGCATCAGGGTTACTGTAATAACCAATACTGAATTTAGTATGATAGTGACCTTGCACCGTATTCATACCATATTGTTGTGCTACTTTAAGAACGTCAGCAGATAAGCCATGTGTAAAGAAACAACGGCTGCCATCACTTAATGTAATGGTGTGGTCATCTACCCATACCCAACCCTTACCAACGTTTAAAAACTCGTTATAATGCTTTAAATAAGCCTTTGGCAAGCCATATTTTAATGCTCTACGATAAACTAAAGAACTGTGATTAGAGTGAACTAGAGTCATCTTTGGGAATATTTTTTCTAGTTCTTTTACATGTTGTTTAGCTACTTCTAACTCATGCCCAGGAGAGTATAAGTCTGGGTTATGTTCGTGCATAGATATAGCGTGTTGGTCTAGCTCATCACCTATGTTGACTACGTGGTCAAACTTGTATTTAGCTTTTAAAGCCTTTAGAAACGCAAATGCGTCAGGATGATGATACGGAATGTGTAAGTCACTAATAACTAATACTGATTTATATTTCAAGTAACTCTCCTAGTGTTGAGATACTTTATTATATACTATATATAAAATTAGCATTAGAAACACGTATTTAAAGTGAGTAATAGCGCACAATATGTCGCAGATAAAATAATCTAGCATATCTTAATTGTGACTTTTTTAGCTTTCTTGAGCTTCTCAAATAGTTTGTTAAACGCTACTCTTGAATTACCAATAAAGTCTTTACCTGACCATGTTGTGCCTACTAATATACATCCTTCTGTATGAGCTGATGTGTTACCTGCATGAATACGAACACCGGTAAAATTAGGCACGTTTTCTAGTAAAGGTAAATCCCTATTGAAACGATTGCTATGATTAATAATGAGGTTATAAGTGCCAGTAGGAATAGCTGTTTGTCCATTTACTTTAGCTCCTTTTCTAACCACATCTTCTAACGTGTAACATTCGTATATATTATCTATATACATTTTGCCTACAGTATATGTATCTTTAAACTCAAACCTTTTTACTTCAATTAACATGTTTGTCTATATACGTTAGAGCCTGTGTGAGATATTGCATAGCATACATAAATAGAATAGAGAAACCCATAGCTACGAATAATAGGCATACGACTAATAATTTAAGTATAGCTAAACCGATAAAGTTAAGTATGTTTAAGACTATCATTTCTTTTTAATGTAGAATAAACTACGTTCCCCAAAGAGATAGAAACCTACAGCACTAGCAAAGTTATCTACTTCAGGTGTTGCGATACCTTGTAGGTGCATTGTAGCCCATGTTGCTAATACTAATAAACCGATAAATGGTCGCATGAGTCTTACAATAGCTTCTACCCATGGATATGATGGATTACCACCACCAGCTTCATTCATTACTTTAAAGAACTCTAAGTCAATTTGTTTCATCTGAGCATATTGTTCTATAGTAGCTGGTTTGAATTGGTCAGGTGCTACAAAACGATTAATAAGTGATTTACCTAAGTCTACTGCTAAAGGTCCTAATGCTGCTAGTATGGTAATAGGGTCTATGATATTCTCCTTATAGTTCTTTAGGGTCGTAGCCAAGTGTGTTAGCTACTCTCTTTTGTAGTTTTAAGAATAAACCTTTGTGACTTGTGTATTTCTCTGTTTTAGGTGCTTCAAGATAGCATATCATGTGGATAATTTCGTGACAGATAGTCTTGATAACTGTGTCTAAATGTCCACACTTTGCAGTAGATATAGTAATAACATGAGGTTCACCTTGTTCTGGTGGTTCATATTGACCACAGATAGTATCGTCATGCACTACTACGAAGTCTACTTTAGATGCTGGTGGGAGTTTATATTCATCAAACACAGGGAATTGTATAAGTGTGTCATACAAGTTCGCTATATTGTTTTCAGTAATAAATGTCATAGTGTTGAACGTGGTGAGAATAGTTGTGGGTTATATACTGCTGTAGAGTCTATTTCAGGAAAGTAAATTAAGACAGATGACATACCATTCACATCATCTTTACGCCAACATCCTTCATGGTTAGCTTTACCTTTTTCAGTAGCGTATGCAGCATAAGGATAGTTTCTTAAACCCATCTTTATAAAGATACATTCTTCAGTAGTAAGCACGACTTCACCTACATCTGTTTTCATAGACATTTCTTTTGGTAGCTCTTTACCATCTGCATAGTCATATAAAAACAACCATAGCAATACTAAAGTAACTGCCATGAGAAATGATTTCATTTTGATAGCTGTGTCAACAAAAAGACAATAACAAAACCTGCTGTGCCTAAAAGGATTTGTTCTAAGCGTTTAAGTCTTGCGTTTATTTGCTCATAACGTAACGCACATAATTCTTCGTGTGTAGTTAAACGTGAGCTTGTATCGTTCTTTTCCATTACTGTTCCTCTGTAGGTTGTGTTAAGAGACCACCTGCTCTAGCTGCTTGTGGTTTATTAAGAAGTCCTTGTATTTTGCTTGTGCCTTTATTAATGTTATAAAGACCTCTAGCAAGTAATGATTTAAACAATGCACTTTTATCTGCCATAAAGCCTGCTGCTGCCATTGGGTTTTCAGATAACCAAGTTAAACCACCTGGGTTCTTATTTAGTTCCATTAATGCTCTACGTTCTACGACATCTAATGTATTAATAAGTTGTGACTCTTTTTTGTTTAAACCTAATACTTCAGGAACTGCCTCACCTACTTTTTCTTTTAAACCACGTGCTAATGCTTTTTGAGCTTCTACTTCTGTAGAACCAAGTTGACCATATTTTTTAGCAAGAGAACCATAAGTTCCTTGTTTTAATTCTTGTGCTAATTGGACAGGAATAGCTTGTCCTGGTGTTTTAATAGTAGGTTTATTAAAGTTCATAAACTCTTGCTTAACTCTATCTATAGCTACAATATCGTCAGCAGGATTTACTTGTTTAAGTTTTTTAGCTTCTAATTCATCTAAGTATTTAAGCACATCAGTCTTTTTAACTGTGCCTGTAGATGATTCAATTTTATTAGCAACTTGAGCATTGATGTCTTTAATTTTAGATTGTATTTTTTGCACACCAGCTTGAGTAGGATTAATACCTTCTTCTAACATTGTTTTAACTGCTGTAGCTGCTTGACCTGTTTCTAATTGTTTTAGAGTAGGTTTTAAAGCACTTTGCATGAGTTTTTCAGGTATTGTTTGGCTTACTGTTCTAGCAATATTAGGGAACATTTCAGCACCAATTTTACCTACAGTTCCTGTGCTTAACCCTAAATAAGGGTCTTGTAAGAATTGTGGCATCTGTGCATAACCAGCTCTAAATCTTTCTGCTGCTGGAAAATTACCTGTTCTAATTTTTTCAAATGTAGACTGCGGTGCAGTAGGTTGAGCAGGTTGAGCAACTGGTGTAGGCTGACTAGAAAACTGAGATTGTGCATAAGATAATACATCTTGTTCACTAGCACCTTCTGGTGCTGTTATCTCAAACACTTCTCCACTAGGTGAAGTAATTTCAAATACTGCCATTATTAACCCCCTGATTTTTTCTTAATAGACCAACCTTGTGTGGCTGGCATAGTCATTGAAGGCTGTGTTGGAGCTTCTTTAGGTGCTGCACGACCAGCTTTCTTATATGCTGCTTCTAATAAACCTTCTAATCGTCTAGCTTTATCTTGAACTGTTTTAGGTTTGTCACCTAGTTGTGGGAAATAAGATTGACGATATGACTCTAATTGTTCTCTTGTGTAAGCAGCACCAGTACCTAATGTAAGTGCTGAATCTAGAATATCATATTGTGCAGCTTCTACTTGTTGTCTTGACTCTGGATTAGCTAAGTTTTTAAGATAATCAGAACGAGTAAAGAATTTAATAGCTTCAGCTTTTATATTTGGACTAGCAGCAGATGGTTTTTCACCTGTTACTTGTTTCAATTGGTTAAGAGAATTATTAAGTCTTTCAGATAAGAAACCTGCTGTTCTTTCACCTTCTGATAATTTTTCACCAGCTTTTTCTGCTAACTTAATATCTGTAACAATGTTACCTTGTAAGTCTTTAACAGGTAATCCTGGTCTCTTAGGTAAGAATACATATTTACCTGTTAATTGGTCTAATTGTGGTTCTGTATAATCTTGTGTAGCTTTTATAGCATCTGGTTTTGGAACTAAGTCTTCAAAGTTACCTGACTTTTGAAATGCTGCTAATGACTTAGGTGTGTAGTCAGATGTGTTAATTTTACCAAATGGACTTTCACCTTTTTCAGTTGCTGATATTTGTTTTAAGTCACCCAAGTTACCTGATTGTTGATATACAGCTAATGACTCAGGTGTAAATTTAGTAGGGTCAATATTACCAATATTAGTACCACGTGTTTGGCTAACAGGTCTTAATACACCATAGTCTTTAGTTCTTTGAAACTCAGAGATAGACTCTGGAGTAAACTTAGAAATATCAATAGTGCCAAATGGGTCGTTTCTACCTGCTAACAATTGTTGTCTATATAAGTTATTAAGTGCAGTATCAACTGTGCCTTGAGATGCACCCATACCACCAACATAGGCTTTAGCTAAATATGGCACAGCAGAACCAGCACCTAAGTTTTTAGGTTGAGCTAAGTAGTTAGCAGCAGTACCGATAATACCTGATACTAATGCTTGGTTACGTAATTTTTCTTCTTGTTCTGGAGCTAAAATACCTGTAGGAATTGGTGTTCCAAAGATATTAAGTCCACCTAAATAATCTTGTATTGCCATGATTTATCCTATTAAAATTGGTCGTCTTGATGTTTGTAGTAAACTGTTAAACTGTGGAGTAGGCACAGGACCTTGTTGACCTATAAGTTGTTGTGCGCTTTGCATTGGAGAAGGTTGTAATGGAGCTTGTGATGGATTCATAGCACCATAGGTATCTAATGCTAATTTACCATATCCTAATGGGTTGCTCATAAGAACATCACCTGGCATAACATTACTAATGTTACTTCCTAAAGAACCTAAACCTGTTCCTATTTGAGATAAAGTGCTTCCAGCGCCTGTATATAATGGCATACTAGATGTAGCACCTGCAAAGTATGCTGGGTTTAAATATGTACCTGTAGCTGGGTTAAATACAAGTTCTGTGCCAATACTACCTGGTGCTGCTGCACCTGTAGTTCCACCTGCTGCACCACCCATAGCACCACCTAGATAGCCACCTGCACCACCTAATACACCACCTAAAGCTGCATTTTGTAATGATGAGCCTAGACTTTTACCTCTAAGTAAAGATGTGCCACCACCAACACCTGCTCCTACCATTGCTGCTGTTATTGGGTCACTCATTATCTGCCTACCTTTCCTACTACATAGCAAATGGGTTCTAAGATAGCACGATAAATCATGCCATAAGTATCACGTTTTTTACCACGTTTTTGTTTCCATATATCAGCA